TCACAACTGTGGTGTGGGTAGAACTCTACCTAATTTTCTTAAAGATCATGACAGTTCTTTGTATGATGAGTATGTCCTTGAAGCATATCGAGAGGGTGTTACAGGTAAAGGGAGTAAGATACCTTTACCTGAATTTAAGTTTGAGAAACCAAGTTTCAAAACCAACATATTTTCTGATCTGAATTTAATTTCAGATCTAAATACAACACACCAAGCAAGGAAGTTCATTGAACGTCGTAGGTTGCCACCTGATCAATTCTATTACTGTCCAAAATTTAAGCAATGGACAAATAAACATAAAGAAGTATTCAGAGATACCCGCTACGACGAGTCAAGGATTATCATTCCTCTACGAGACAAAGATGGTGTCTTTGGATACCAAGGAAGATCTATTTTTTCAAGTTCTTCCTTGAGATATATCACGGTCATGCTTGACGACGATAAACCAAAAATATATGGATTAGATAAAATCAATAGTGAGGAAACAGTTTATGTTACAGAAGGACCCTTCGACTCCCATTTCCTTGGGAACGCTATTGCTATGTGTGGTAGCGATGTTGACCTCAGCAGTTTTGATTATCGAATGGTATACGTCTTCGACAATGAACCAAGAAACCGAGAGATCTGTACGAAGATTGCAAAGGCAATCCGAGCAGGTTATTCGGTAGTGATTTATCCAAAACAAATTAAAGAAAAAGATCTAAACGACATGATCCTGGCTGGACATGACGTACAAAGTATGGTAGAATCTAACACCTACCAAGGACTAGAAGCAAACCTTAAGTTTACCCAGTGGAAGCAAGTATGAGTAACGGCATTAAAGTTCAGAAGAGAGATGGTCGTATTGAGAACCTTGATCTAGAAAAGATGCACAAGATGGTTGACGCCGCTTGTGAGGGTCTTGCAGGGGTCTCTGCGAGTCAAGTTGAGATCAATAGTGGTCTTCAATTTTATGACGGTATTACTACCGATCAGATTCAAAAGATTCTTGTAAGATCTGCATCTGATTTGATAGATTTGGATCATCCTAATTATCAGTTTGTTGCTGCTCGCCTACTTTTGTTCGGACTTCGTAAGCAACTTTTTGGTGGGCATTGGGAGCATCCTGATTTCTATACTCAGATTATTCGTTGTATTGAATGGGGTGTCTATGATGCAGAAGTTCTCAATAACTACACTAAAGAAGAACTTGATATTATTGGTGAATGGATTGATCATGATCGTGACTTTATTTTCACTTATGCAGGTCTACAGCAGGTCGTTGATAAGTACCTCGTGCAAGATAGAAGTAATGGTCAAGTATATGAATCACCACAATTTATGTACATGATGATTGCAGTAACAATCTTTGCTAACTATAGTAAGGACGTTAGAATGTCTTATATTCGCAAGTATTACAATGCAATCTCAAAACACAAAATCAACATTCCCACACCTATCATGGCGGGAGTGCGAACTCCACTTCGACAATTTGCTAGCTGTGTTCTTGTTGATGTTGATGACTCCCTCGATTCTATCTTTAGCTCTGATATGGCTATTGGCAGATACGTTGCACAAAGGGCGGGAATCGGCATCAACGCAGGTCGCATCCGTGGCATCAACAGTAAAATCCGAGGCGGAGAAGTTCAGCACACAGGCGTTATTCCTTTCCTCAAAAAGTTTGAAGCAACTGTCAAATGTTGCACTCAGAATGGCATCAGAGGTGGATCAGCGACTGTCCACTTTCCAATCTGGCACCAAGAAATCCAAGATATCATAGTACTAAAGAATAATAAAGGTACTCAAGATAATCGAGTTCGTGGTCTAGATTACTCTATTCAACTTAGCAAACTATTCTATGAACGTTTTATCTCCAACGGAGACATTTCTCTCTTCAGTCCGCACGACGTTCCTGGTCTATATGATGCTTTTGGTACTGATAGATTTGACTGGATGTATTTGGGTTATGAACAAGATACACGAATCCCAAGAAAAACTGTTAATGCTCAAGAACTCATTCTGGATCTCCTGAAACAAAGGGCAGAAACTGGTCGTATCTATATCATGAACATCGACCACTGCAACAGTCACTCTTCCTTTAAGGATAAAGTGAATATGTCTAACTTGTGTCAAGAGATCACTCTTCCAACTGATCCTATTAATCATATTGATGATGCTGATGGTGAGATTGCTCTTTGCATTCTCTCTGCTATCAACGTAGGTAAGATTAATAAACTAGATGAGATGGAAGAACTTTGTGATCTTTCTGTTCGTGCTTTGGATGAATTGATTGACTATCAAGATTATCCTGTGGCAGCAGCAGAACGTGCTACAAGGGCACGCAGATCGCTTGGAGTAGGGTTTATTGGTCTTGCCCACTATTTGGCACGCCATGGCGAGCATTATGATGATCCTGCTGCTTTGAAACTGGTTCATGATTTGACTGAAGCATTCCAATATTTCTTACTGAAATCATCTAACAATCTTGCTAAAGAGAAAGGTGCATGTGAAGAATTCAATCGTACTAAGTATTCTGATGGTATTTTGCCAATTGATACATACAAAAAGGATGTCGATGAACTTATAGCACCTGTATACTCTTATGATTGGGAAACTCTACGAACCGAGATTCAAACACATGGACTCCGACATAGCACTTTGTCGGCACAAATGCCTTCTGAGAGCAGTTCCGTTGTGTCAAATGCAACAAATGGAGTTGAACCACCTAGAGGATACCTGTCCGTTAAGAAGAGCAAGAAGGGGACCCTTAAACAGATTGTTCCACAGTATGGATCCCTCAAGAATAATTACACTTTGCTCTGGGATATGGAATCGAATGAGGGTTATATTAAGATCTTGGCAGTAATGCAAAAGTTTTTTGACCAAGCAATCTCTGGCAATTGGTCATATAACCCATTAAATTATGAAAACAAAGAGATTCCTATTTCAGTTTGGGCACAAGATCTTCTGACTACATACAAATACGGTTGGAAGACCTCATACTATCAAAATACTTATGATGATAAAAAGGATGAGTATGATGACATTGAGGAAAAAAGACGCCAATTAGAACAAGCTATTGCAGAACTAGAAACCACGGAGGAAGATTGTGAATCTTGTAAAATCTGAACCAAAAAGAAAGATCGAAGGTATGACGGTATTTAATACCAACAAGGTAGACGCTAAAACTCAACCAATGTTTTTTGGGCAACCTTTAGGGGTTCAGAGATATGACGGGGCAAAGTATCCCGTGTTTGAAAAACTGACTCAGCAGCAATTAGGATACTTCTGGAGACCTGAGGAGGTCTCCCTCCAGAAAGATCGTGGTGATTACCAAACACTTCGCCCTGAACAAAAGCACATCTTTAGTTCTAACTTGAAGTATCAGATTATGCTTGACTCTGTTCAGGGTCGTGGTCCTGGTATGGCATTCATCCCATATTGTTCACTTCCTGAACTGGAGTCAGCAATGCTGGCATGGGAATTCTTTGAAATGATTCATAGTCGTTCTTATACATACATTATTAAGAACGTATATTCAGATCCAACTGAAGTATTTGATACTATTTTGGATGATGAAAAGATTCTTAACAGGGCATCAACTGTTACCGCATCTTACGATGACTTCATTCACTCTGCTCAGGAGTATGGGAATGGTAATTTGTGGGAGTTTGCTAACGATGGGGTTGACCTAGGTTTGCATGAACGTTATGCTCTGAAGCGTAAACTCTATCGAGCCATTGCTAATGTCAATATTCTCGAAGGTATCCGATTCTATGTTTCGTTCGCTTGTTCGTTTGCATTTGGTGAACTCAAGCTTATGGAAGGATCCGCTAAAATCATCTCTCTCATCGCACGAGACGAAAACCAGCATCTTGTACTTACACAGAACATCCTTAACAAATGGCGTGAGGGAGACGATCCAGAATTTAAGGAGATTGCTAAGGAAGAAGAACCCTATGTAAGAACAATGTTTAAACAATGTGTCGATGAAGAAAAATCATGGGCAAAATATTTGTTTAAGGATGGTTCAATGATTGGATTGAACGATAAATTACTCCATAATTATGTGGAGTGGATTGCTAATCGTCGTATGAAAGCGATTGGTCTTAAACCTGAATATGATGTTCCCGCAAAGAACAACCCACTTCCCTGGACTGAGCATTGGATTTCATCTAAGGGGGTTCAGGTTGCCCCTCAAGAAACTGAAGTTGAAAATTACATTGTAGGTGGAGTTAAACAAGATGTCCAAAAAGACACCTTCGCAGGATTTCAACTATAAGTTTGAACACCACTGGGGTGGTGAGGATAACTGGTATACCAAGGGTAAGAGGTGGGCGTTTGGACAAAAGTTTCCATTCAATCATCTTGCTCTTGGTATTATTGAATGGTTATGGAAACACTGGGTCGATGGTAAAGTTGAAATGGAAATGCAATCCATCGATAAACAAGTTAAACATATGGGAGAGATTTGGGAAAAAGAAGATGAGCGAAACCGAACAAAACCAGAAGTCGTGGAGACAGGAGTATTTGGAGAGGAAGGCTGGTCTATCTCTATGTCAAACTCAGTTATTGATAGAGGGTCCGAAAAGCCTAAGTCAGGCATGGGCACTCCTAGCGATGAAGAACGATTACCTGAGAAATTTCCAGACCCGTGGGATTGACTAAATAAACCAGTGGTGGTTTTTTTATGTCTTATGAAAATCCTTGGTGGTATCAAGACCGAGTATTTGAATCTGATGGAATAAATGGGTACTATGGATTCGTTTATTTAATCACCAATACTAGTAATCAAAGAAAATACATAGGTAGAAAATACTTTTGGTCATTTAGAAAAAAGAAAGGACAAAATCGAAGATCCAAGCAGGAATCTGATTGGAAAAAATATTATGGATCTTGTCCAGAATTAAAAGAAGATATTAAAAAAT